GTGTTGAGATGCGGACTTAGGACGAACCATATTCTCAGACATCTTCCATTGTAATAGGATATTGGTACCCATTACCAAAATGCCTTCATACCAAACGTCAATAGTCTTTTCAATTTTTTCAAACTTACCCTCTTCCATCATTTCAACCGGAGGATTAAAGTTTTCATCTTTCTCAATAATTCTTGAACCGCCACCCTCAAGTATCTTTTTCTTATAAACTATTTTCTTGGTAGACTTATAATTAAAATACATTAGTGTACAAGTGTCACGATAAAACAAACTGTTCTCATAAAATTGAGCAACATTGTAATAATCATACCATCCTTGACTGTATTGAGTAATTTCTTGTAAATCTTCTTTGGTTAAAGATTGGTCAATCTTCATTAATTCTGTTAATGAAACTGTCTTAATCTCACCCCAATAAAAACAATCTTTAAAGAAAGGGTCTTCTGTGTAGCTATAGACAATATTAGCCGGGTCAACATACGATATTTTAACTCCTGCTCCTTGAAGAAACTCGTGTTTTGCAACACCTATACCAATAACTGTGGTGTCATAGTCTATTCTTTTACGAGTATCTTCATAATGATTTTCATCAAATATGGTATTAATACCTACCTCCTCAGCAATTTCAATAGCAGGTTTATACTTAAGTTGCATATACAATGCTAACTCCTCGTCATTTTCCGGTAACTCTTCGGGGTCTATAGTGAATGCATTAACTCCTGTTTTATCTTTAATAGTTGTTAATATATCTTTTGAAATCATTTGCCCCTCTAATTCATCTTGATATTTGCTTCTTTTAGATTGAGACATTGCATCTTGTGCATAAGCCTTAACCTTAAATAATCTATCAGACATACCATTGACAACAATGTCAATAAATTTAGGAAGGATAGGGACCGGAGTCCAATCTAAGTTCAAATAAGATAAGTCACCATCAATAGCTAACTCATCTTTATATTTTGCAATTGATTGTTCGCCACGAGCATAAAGCCTAAGTCTACGGAAGTCTCTCCATTGACTATAGTATCTACAAGAGTTACCATCTTTTCTGAACCACTCATATTGGATAGCTTGCCCCACTTGCAACCCAAATGCATCCGAAGCCTTTTCTGCATCAGTTGCTAACTGACTTGGAAATGAAGTGGCATTTATCTCTATTTTTATGTCGTTTTTCATCTAATCAATTGACTTGTTGTACCTTCGTTTTTATACTTAGCGAAGTTAATAATTATTTTTGATTCTTTTTTCTCAGGAATGTAGAGGTGCTTTTGGTTAGCCATTATACATAATCCGGAACTTATCGAAGCATCAAACTTGGTTCTATCGTTAATATCAAACTTTGCCCAATCTTCAAGAGTCCTTGTAAATGGCATTGTTCCCATTTCTTCCGGGTCTCTATACTTAGCCTCTAAATCTAATCCAACGTGTTTCTCTATGTACGACTCAATTGCTGAAGCGTGTGCCTGCCTAACATCTTCCGAAGAGTTTGGAATACCACCTAATTCTCGTTCAGTTTTTGTTAGCTTAGACATCTGCTTGTCAGGTCTATTAATAGAAAATCCTCTGTACCCCCTATTTTTAAGATGGTATAAAAGTCTTGGCTTATTATTTTCTACTAAGATAGGCATTCCATAAAATACTATTGCCATAAGGACTTCCTCAAAAAAGATTTCTGCTGTCTGCGGACGAGCAACATACTCCAAGAAGAACTCATTTACAGGAGCATCGTCCATGTGGAATTTAGTCTGACCATGCAATGCACCATTCGAACCACGTCCACCAACTACTGCTGATATGTCATAGGAGTCACAACCAAATGAACCAAGGTGCTCATTACCCGGGTATTTAACACCATTGCGGATATGCACATTGTTCTGCATATGTTTTGGTGGTGCCCAACTGATGTTGAATCTACCTCGTGTGTCAGGAGTCCATATTACTTGGGTATCTTTAATGCCATCTTTCCATGAGAATGAGCCACGAGTAAGGTAGTGTTCCTTAATCATTGAGTCATTGTAGTCAATCTGCTGATAGATTTTGGTCAAATTAAATAAGGACTGCTTACTCTCATCCCGGAAAGCATGAGACTGCGTTCTTGGAAACTGACGATAAAATTCGTTTAACGCATCGGCATCACTCTTTAACGATTCTACTTCAGCCTCCCAATAGTCTATTGCTCCATTTGTAATCCAATTGCCATCAACTCCCATGATAGGTTCTTTAGGCTTTCTGAATACAGGATGACCATACCTGTCAATAAATCCTTCCATGTTCCACTCCATGGGAATAAACAAGGAATATAGACCACTCTTAGTCTGACCGTTGGCATTTCTTTTTAATAAATTTGAATCCTCAAACATATCTTTATAGTTCTGCCCTCCTTTTGATAATGCATTTGAGGTTGAACCCATCATACACTTACCAATAATCTTGCTACCTAATCGAAGACAAGTCTTAGTTACACGCCAATTCTCCTTGATACTAACCGGCTTTGTCCATTTTCCACTTTCGTCATGAGCCAAGAATAATAGCTTTTCTCCATCATATGAGTTGTCGTCTGTATTTTTCCAATCTATTGACGTGTCAAGACCTTCTACTTCTGTATCGTCAGTGTCATACATATTCTTTTTGGTAATCTTGGATGCCGGTATCCTGAAAGCTAATTCAGTTTTAGGCTTGTCCATACCATCCATGATAGGCTTGAAGAAAAATGGAAGACGACTATTGATAGGAACAACCTTGTCGGTAAACATTTTTTTAGCATCGGGTCCCGTCTTTGACAATATACCTATACGTGCATTCCGTGCAAGCGTACCTATATTGACGCATTCAGATGAAGACATAAATGAGAATCCCGAACGTCTAATCTTTAAGTATATCATACCAAATGACCTCGGGTCGGCACGACAGGCTTCCCAAAATATCCAATAGATGCGGTTGGCTTCACGGAAGTCAGGATAGCCAACGTCAATACTTGACCACTGCAAGTACATATAATGAGAACCGGTTATGTAGGTCTTAACACCATTGTTCATGAACCAAAAACCTTGCTCACGAAAATCAAACTCGTTCTCGATGTAGTCTACCCAACGATTTTTAAATTCTTTTGATTTTTCGTTCCATTGAAATATGGTTTGTATTCTTGCTAAATCACGAGGGAGTTCTTGGCGTTCCCAATATTGTTCAGCTTTTGATGCGTGTCTTTGGAGACACTTATCGGGAGTGGCAGGCAATGCTATTTTGAGTCCTTCTATTTCTACAATTTGACCAATCTGACCTGTCTTTGAAATTACTATGACATTGTATTGCTCGTTATAGCCATAGAGCCAAGACTTCACTCTGTTTTTATTAGAGATGACACCTGCCGGTATATAGTTTTCTATTATACGGCAAAGACTATTGCTTTGACCTTCGTTCTGCAAATCCTTGTTTTGTATCTGTTCTGCTTACTCCACGCTCTGCGGAGTCAAGATTTTCTTGTTCTAATTCTATTCTACTTAGTATTTCGAACGCATCAAAGATAGCTAACTTTTTAGCTGCTGCTGCGTTCTTCATTTTATCAGCAGATACGTCAGTATCTGACTCGGTATTAATAATATCTTCCTCAGCCACTTTTACAAGATGGTTGACCGCTTTGTACCCGGCTTCAATGATTCTTGACTTTATCTCTTTAGTGTCTCTCATTACTTAGCTTTTAAAAATATTACCTGAACCAATCGAGATTGTTCACCTGAGCCAAAGTTCTCAAGAATATTCCTTGAATGTGGGGCATCAGAGTTAAATACAACCATGCGGTTGAATTTAGAGTACATTGTAAGTAAAGGATTTTTATCTTTATCGTAGATAGTTGTTCCATCATTGTCAGGTGCTTGTTCATTTAAGTATAAAATACAAGTAATATCACCCATCATTTCATCAGTATGTATGAAATTTGGTTCTTTTTGATTTAATGGAGACTTCCTTACAAAGTTAAATGAAACACTGTATTGGTCAAATAGTTCAGAAACGTACTGAGCGAACTCATCGTTATTATCTCTTGGCTGAATGTTTTTAAATATGTTCTCTCCATCTGCAATATCTTGAAAGCCATACTTGTGTATGTCATCAACATAAGCAACCGGGTCTTTTATTATATTATCAAGTGTAATCATATTCATAATTTCATTGTTATTTGATGGTCATACATTCTGTACAACTTTTCATCATCCACTGTGAACTCATATTCGCTGTCAGGAGAGAAGCAAATCATATCCCCGGGGTTTATGCCTTTCTTTAATAAGTATTCGTTAGGGTACTTCATTATACCCATCAGTGGCTCCTCTGAAAAAGGCTTCTTGATATAACTCTCTGTAATGCCAATTGGTTTAACAAAACAGTATCTATCATAAGCATACCACGTAGCGTTGTGCTTATACATAAAGAATTGGTCAGGCTCAATAAAAAATAGGTCGTCTTTAAAAAAAGACTTACCACTCTTTTGTCTGCCCTTCATGTCATTGTAAAACTTAAAGACATTATGGTGTACAAGAAGAGTATCTGACTTTTGAATAGGTCCGGAATAATCTAATGGCAACTCAACGACTTCTGCAAATCGGTTAGAAAACCTGTGGTCTTCTTCAGAGGTGCTGACAATAAAGTCAACACCACCTATCTCTTTTGTATTATCGTATCGCTTTCCATTAACCGGCTTGGCTATGAAATAGAATGGCGACCTCATTAGAAGTTAATGTTATATTCAATTGAAATTGGAATAGTGGAAGTGAACTCTTTCCAAAGTATCACTTCCTTATTCAAGTTTATGATGTAAATTTTGATTGAATTTTTCTTTCCATCAATTTTTATAAGATGAATTTCACTCGTATCTCCAAGAACTTTTTGACCAACAAGATAATGCATGGCACCACCCTTGTAGTCCGGTCCTATTGATATTTTACGAATGTCCATTACAATTCTTCTTCTTCCTCTTCTTTAAGGAAGTTAACGCCTGTCACCCAATCTTTAAGAAAATAAAATTTTTCTAAGCCTTGAGGATTAACAATACTGATAGGGGTGAAGTCAAATTCCTTCTCACCTAATTCGGTAATGTCCTTAGTAAGTTTTTTGAGTCCTTCTTTACTGAACTTGTATCCACCTTTTTCATCAAGGATTAAACAATCTTTTTCATCCACCTGTGCATTGTCAAGTCTTAACCCTTCGATTTCTGACTGAAATGTTTCGTGATGAGATTTGATTTTCTCGTAGATGCGGAATAACTTCTTTTGAGTTTTGCTTTCTTGAGAACCGATTACGGAATTGAGGTTAGCAACTAACGTGTTAATTTGATTAAATTTCATTTTGATTTAATTTGATTTATATAAAAGTAATAATTTATTCTGAAACTTCAACTATTGGCTCAACAACAGGAGGAACGTAATCTCCTATAATAGTTAAATTAAGTTGACCTGCTACCCAATCATAAGCGTAGTCATTAGTTTGCCACGCATCATAATCATCTCCTGACATAGTTAAATTACCTTGTGCAAGTTGTTGCATACTCTCACTTAAAAGAGTGTAGTAAAATGTTGCAGATGTACTTAAATTGTCATTAATACAATAGGCATTTAATACTGTTGCTTCTTGTACTATGCCATTATCCCATATAGAGATAGGTGTGATTTGTTTCATAATTAGTTATTTTTTAAAATGTCTATTTCTGCTTTTAATTCTTTTATTGCATTTACCATAGTAACTATAATAGCATTGTAATTTAATCCTATAAAGTTATTATTATCTTCATATGCTTTAGGTATAAAGTCTTTAACTTCTTGAGCAACTAAACCCACTTGTTTTTCATCTCCATCTTTTTGGAAATCCATATTGTAAAGTTTAGGCTGCAGTCCTAAAATTGCTGAAAGACCATTTGAGTAAGTTTCAAAATTTCTTTTACGTTTTGCATCTGATGCAGCAACCCAAACAGATGAAGAGTTTAATAAAACATATCCTCCATTTGTTGAATAACCATATAATGCAGAACCAAATCCTCCCAAATAACCACTATATGTGCCTTGATAACCTAATCCTAAACTTAATGTATTATTATCTGAAGTTATATTAAGAGCATTTCCTGTTCCACTAATATATGCCTGACGACCTGATGTGATACGCATAAATTGAACTTGATTAACCCCAATAGATAATCCATTTGCTTGAGCGGTTGTTATAACTGCATCCCAAGGAGATGAACCTGTTTGCAATTGAGCAGCTGTAGAACCTTCAACACCATAAAGCAATGAACCACTTGTATTAGTCCAATAACCATATATATATCCTGTTGTTGCTCCTGTAACACGATGAACAAGTACATTATTACCAACATTATTAATCATATTTCCTGCCACCTGAAATTTTTGACCTCCATCTGTGGAACTTCCTATTAATACGTTACCACCTGATGTGATACGCATACGTTCTGAACCACCAAGTTTAAAGAATAAATTCATTCCACTTGTTATCTCTATCTCAGCATCAACATTTAAGTTGCTGACATTTGCGTTTAATTCAATTTTTTTACCACTTCTATTAAATGTAGCAACACCACTTGCAAGTTGCAAATCTCCACCTGATGTGATACGCATACGTTCAGCAATAGTTCCTCCATCAGGTTTAGTATAAAAATACATTAAGCCACCATTAGTACCTACTTTTTCAACTCCTATTGAACCATTAATATTTGAACCTGCATTATTAGTAAAGTTCATTTGAGAAAAATCATCTGCTGACCTTGCTCGTAACTCTAAACCTATTGCACTACTTGGTGCAGTGGAAATAATACCACTCGAAAACGTAGCACTTGTTCCTGTTAACGCTTGTGCTAATGTAACTTGTTGACTTGTATTAATAGTTAATGCAGCCTTGCTTAAAGTACCTAAAATTAAGGATGTTGTACCTACTGTCTTTAATACTGTTGAATAAGATATACCACCATCTGCTACGCTTATTTGAGTTGGAGTAGAACCCTCAACGCCAATAGCCATATCACCCGAAGTATTACCTATTCTAATGAATTTGGTTGTAGTTGATGCAGCAGTATTATTTATAAAATCATTTAACCCACTAAACGTAGCACTTGTTCCTGTTAATGCACCACTAAATCTACCCGTACCATTAACATCTAATTTATATCCTGCGTCTGTTGTAGTTCCTATTAGTACGTTACCACCTGATGTTACAATTAATCTATCAATTGGACTACCTGAAGGTGATGTTTGCAAAGAAATGCCATAATTAACTGCATCCATTGCTATTTGTGCCCTTTGAGGGTAATTTACTGTATGATAACCTGCACCTATAGTTAAATTTACTCCCCCATTACCTAAAGAAATAAATGGATAATTATTAACTTCAGTACCACCGACTAATTGAATATTAGGATAATTGGCATTATTTGCTGTTGAACCTAAAACCTTTAAATAGTTGCCTATTGTACTACCACTTCCTCCCACAGTAACACTACTCGAAAACGTAGCACTTGTTCCTGATAAAGCTCTGCTCACCAATGTAACAGTAGTTCCATCGTCAGTAATAGCACTATCTCCTATTGCACTTGCAGCAGTAAACTTAGGTAAGAAATTAGTAGTACCTGTTCCTGTGACAGGGTTTGTTAGAACGCTTTGATATTGAGGTATATTTAAAGTGTTTCCGATAAATGTTGCTGCTCCACTTGTACCTGTGGTTGTAAGTGTGATAGTATCTTGTTTTGAATTAAAGGTAGTCCAATCAGCAGATGATAATACACCACGATTGGTAGCCGATGCAGTAGGTACGTTAAGCGTAATTACAGGGGTTGTGGTTGAATTTGCTACTGTTGATGATAAGTCAGTTCCACTTGTTCCTAAAGTTAAAGCAGCAACGCTTGTAACAGTTCCTACATTATATGTTCTATCTGCTGATAAATCTTGAGAAGTTCCGTTAATTGTTATAGTCCTTGATGTTGGAACACCTCCCAAACCTGATAAAGTATAGGTAGGTACATTTAAAACATCTGCTATAAATGTACTTGAACCACTCGAGCCTGTTGTAGTTAGCGTAATAGCGTTCTGCTTGTTATTAAACGTACTCCAATTCGCTGAGCTTAATGCACCTCTATTTGTAGCACTCGCAGTAGGCAAATTAAAAGTATGTGTATCAACTGAACTTGAAATAGCAAAGTCAGTTCCACTTGTGCCGACTGCAAGGTATTGTGTTTGTTTGGTTAGTCCGTTTAATGCCTGTAAGCCTGTGGTGAATGTGGTAATTACTTGACATAAGTGAGCGCCTTCCGTATGTAACGTAATTGTTCTGCTTGAATTATTAACAAAAATTCGAACAGCAAGTCTATCGGTTGCTAACAATACAGTCTCGGGTACTGCTAAGGCTGAAAAATAAGGTTGTATTGATGTACCAAATGATATTAATTCAGGAGTTGCTGAATTACTCGCAATTAAAGTAAACGTAGTTCCATCAAATTTGTAAAGTTCAACATAAAAAGAAGGAGAACCACCCCCCGAAGAAGCACTAAAATAAGTTTCAAAATTCCAATTACCTGCTGGTATTAACAATGAATTAGGGTCATTTGCATCCGTTAAGAATTGAGCAATGTAACCATTGGAAGAAATTGTAAAATCTGTACCTGCACCTAATATAGGCACTTTGTTCATTTCGTAGTACGTATTACCGCCAAATGTTCCCTGATTAACAGAACCATTTAGATAGTAAGATACCGAAGAACCACCTCCTCCTCCGCCTGTTGGGAAGTCAGCTAACTGTCCATCACCTCTAATATACTGCGATGCTAAACCTGCACCTGTTACTGCAATCGTTCCTGAACTTGTTATTGGACTACTTGCCACGCTAAAAGCAGCAGGCATTGATAAGCCTACTGAAGTAACTGTACCTACACCTACACCACCCACCAAAGCTAATGTACCTGTTGCAGATGGTAAAGTATATGTATATGTTCCGTTTGTAATTGTAGAGCCTAATGTTAGCTGACCTGTAAAGTTAGCAGTAGTTCCTGTTAAACCTGCTGCTGCATTTAAACTAAAATAAGATGTATTAACTTGAGTCGCTGCATCAATCGCAAACATATTACCTCTGCCTGTGCTATGAAATAATATCTTCTCACCACTGCCTCCACCACCTGCTACACCTGTTCCTATAACTAAGGTTTGTACACCCTCTGTAAATGCTCCAAGCGTAGAATTTCCGCCTGTATAAATCTGCATATTGATGGTTGCCCCATCAGCCATAAATAGTCCTCGTCTTTGTGTAGGACTTGAGTTTATGGAAGTCCAAAACAAATCCCCTGCGGTACTACCCAAACTTGGACTTGCACTAAAAGTCTTAGCACCTGTCATTGTTTGAGTCCCTGCATCAAGTATCATTGTCCCACCAAAATTCGGAATAGTAAGAGTGTAATTTGAAGTTGCAGAACTTGATATATCATGATATTGTGTTGCAGGAACGGCATTATAAACTCGTAATTTATCTAAAACAACACGACCATTTGAGCCATCTATTGCAGTTGTCGAACCTGTACCAAAGGTAACAGTCCCACCAAAAAATTTATTTCCTGCAAAACTTTGCGTTCCTGTAGTTACAACACCACCAAAAAATGCATCAGCAGGTTGTAAGTTTAAAACTGTTCCTGTAATAGTTGCAGCATTAGCGTTTGGAGTTGACCCAATAGCTGATAGTGATAAAACACCGCCATCTGCGTAATTAGGAATATTTAGCGTAGAACCTAATAAAGTAGCCGGACCCGATGTACCTGTTGTAGTTAAGGTAATAGCATCTTGCTTACCGTTTATTTGATTTTGTGCTTTGCCAAATGCTTGTAATATTGTATCGGTTGCTGTTATTGCTGCACCTGTAACTGAGAGACCTGTTAATATTTTACCTATTACAGCAGTGTTTGAAAGTGTAATAGCAACAGAGCCGGGTCCTGTAGCAGTAGCTTCACCCGTAAGAGCAGTAATATAATTTCCTGCATTCTGTTTACCATCAAAGTTTATCCAATCCGTAGAAGATAAATAACCATTTTGAGTTGAATTTGCTACTTGAATAGAAAAAACACCGGTTATTGAATTAAAAAATAAAGGAGAAATTGCTGAGTAAGAAGGTAAATCAACCCATTGAACTCCTGTTACGGTACTACTTAATACCTTACCTAAGGTACCAACTGATGCGGTTCCATCGGTTAATGTTCCGTCAATCGTTATATCAGTAGAAAAAGTTGCTGTATCTGAGCTAACATCTAATGCACTAAGGTTTGATGTTAGAATAATATCAACCGTTGATGTGTTTCCTTCAGTTAAAACTTGTTGTAAATTGGGAGTAAAAATAGGAGGAAGGCTGTACCATTCAACGCCTGCACCTGTACTTATAAGAACTTGACCGGCAGTACCAACAAAATCGTTCGAGTCAAATAAAGAACCTACTATATGAACTTCATCATTTAAATAAGTTATAAATAAATTTGAGGTATTTGTTACGTCAAGATTAGTAGTAGTAATTGTACCAAATAGATTAATATCTTGTGTAGCTGTATTGCCAAAATTTAAAACCCCTTGCAAGTTATTTGCAGGAATGAAAGGAATAAATAGATTCAATAATTCTTGTAACGTAAAGTTGTACGTTACATCTTCTATTTCGCCACCAACGCTTGTACCAATTAGCTTATCGGCTAATTTAGGTACAGGTACAACTTCGTATGTACTAATCCTTGACATTAGATATGAATTTTAATGAACTACTTTTAAGAAATCACCTGTTCTATAAATTTGACCTACAGCTAAACCGGCTAATAACGCTGCAGCATTATCTGCATAAACAGGAATATCTGAAATTACAATAGAATCAGCATTAAAATTTGCTTCAAACAAACTCAATAAATCTTCAAGCGTAAAGTTATATGTTTTATTAAGCGGTGTTCCACCAACACTTGTACCAACAAGTTTGTCATTTAATTTTGGTAAAGCAACAATAGCATATGAATTAATCTTTCCCATTTTGTGTTTGTTTAACTTCTCCTGTCTGCATATTGATAACAGCATTTTCGCCATACTTAGCAATCAGAACTTTTTCATTATTTTTAAAAGCCTCCATTATTACATCAGCTTGTTTAATTAGATTTTGTTTTTGCAACTCAATATCTCCAAGACTAATCTTAATTTTTGTAAATTCTTGCGTTCCTGATTTAATAAATTCTAATTCTTCTGTTGTTAAATTTGCCATTTGATTTTGATTTAATTTATACAAATATAGTAAATAAAAATTATCATTTTAGAGCCAACCTTCTTAGCACAAACCATGTAAATGGTATCAATAAGAGCCATAACAATACCCAATAGTTTGCTTTCTTCTCAACTTTTTTGTCAAACACTTTTGATTTTAAATGCTTCTTTACCGAAACTTTATTCTCAGACGAAAGAGATACAGTAATCTTGGACGTATCCAATACTTGTCTACGTGTTTTTTTAAGTCTAACTATAGCGTTATAGTACTTTTTATCGCCTATTATTATTGGCTGAGTTGAATCAATTGGTACTATCTCAACCTCATCAACATCCTCTTTAACAGAAATAGCGTTCTGCTGTACAGAAACGCTATCTTTCTTTTCGACAACTGTGCTATCAATGTGTGTTTCAATTTGTGTTTTGTTTATTGCTACTTTCTTAGATGCACAAGAGAATAGTGAGAAACTAAGTAATAGCAGTATAAGATGTTTTGCCATTTGATTTGATTGCTTTTAATTTTTGATTTCTATTTTTTCCTTCATTGTAAGAAACGTGAACCCAATCCGGATTAGTATCATCTCCAAACTCCCAAATTAATTGGTCAAATTTTAAGTTGTCCTTAATGTAGTCATAGACCATCTTATTGGTAACTCCATTGGTGCTGCCATCCATATCAATGTCAATGGCTTGACCTTTGCAATGCTGACTGCTTGCACTTCCCCCAATCTTTGCATTTAACTCTTTGCTTCTGTACCCGGATGATATATGAATTGGAACGCCAAAATGTTCTCTGATAGGCTCAAATACTTTTTCAGCCAATATCATAAAGTTTGCAATATGCTCACCGGTTGGCATATTTGAAATTTGATTACGTTTTGCAGATTCGCTGCGTGTAACTTCGCTTAAATCTAAATGTTTAGATAGTTTCATTTTTCTTCTTAAATATTTTTTCAGCAGAGGTTAAACCTAAACAACCAAAAGCCAATAAAGCTACTGACTCAACCAATATAGTTGAAGGTGCAGTATGTTCCTCACTAAAGGAGTTATGGTACATAGTAACGCATAACGCAATAACACAAAGCAATCCGCATAAACGCTTCATGCTTAGACTTCCACTTTCATCACAAAAAAACTGTTTCATTGTACTGTGTCTTTTTTACTTTTACCCCAAAAGTTTTTCTTTTCTGTAACAAAAACAGTATCCCTAATAGTATCAATTTGAATTTGTACTCTTGGATTTGCTTTTATTTCAGCTACCTCACTAAACAATTGTTTAATCTGTTTTTTATCCTCAATAATACTTTCAACAGTTTTGTTAATTATTTTAGCTTCTTTCTTTGTAGCCTCAACAATACTACTATCCATTTTTAATTGACTTTTAGCAACTTTTAATAGTAAAGTATCGTATTTGTTTACCTGCTCGGGTTCAGTTGTTGTACACGAACTTATGAAAAGTATGAATACTAAATATCTCATTTGATTTTCTGAATTTTACCTAATGATTCCAACGTGCTTAACTTTGCAGATGCTCCACTCATTGCACCCTCGCACTTAATTAATGACTGACTCATAGCATCCATTTTAGCTTCGAGCTTTTCGATTTTTGCTCCTTGATTATCAATTTGCTCATGAAACGTGCTTCTAATATCAATGTATAAAGCACTAATGCCAATGATTACTAAGAACATTGTAGCTACAATTGGATTTTTTGAAAATGTTTTAAAATCCATTATGCTTGTGACCGGGTTTAAATTTTTAACTGCCATAATATTATTATTTAACGTCCTTGACCTCTATATTTTTTTTTATAAAGTTTGCTTGTTTTAATGCTGCTTGTTTTGCTTTTTGCAGCTACGCCTTTTTTGTCGGATTTTTTAACGTATAAACTTACGTTTATTGACTTTGCCATTATTTATTGAGAATAAATTCAGTGATAACTTTTAATGCACCCAATCCAACTAATGTAACCAAAGCATAGAAGTAAGCCTTGTACTTTTTTAACTCAGCTTTTAACTCATAGACCTCCTTCTTAACTTCTTTGAAGTTACCTATCAGTCCACTTGAATCTTTGTCAATTGGATTGCCGGCTAATAAAGTGTACACGTCTTTCAACATGGCTTTCATTTCAGATACTTCCTTCTTGATAGACTCTAATTCGTCTGCCATAATATCAAGCCTACTATTATCTTGTTGGTTCATAAGAATTACCAAAGAGCATTAATGAGTGTTGCTGTTGTACCGCTACCTATTGAATGAACCTTAATTACCTGAACCGGTAACACTGTTCCTACAGGAACCGCTGTAAATGTAATTATATCTTGACCGATTGTAGTAACTCTTACATTACCTGCTCCACCAACATATAAGAAACACCCTTGATTACCAATAGTTGTTTGAGAAGACGCTTGATATACAACAAAATCTTTTGCTGTTGCAGTAAAAATGTCTGCATTTAAAAGCAATGTAGTTGCATTAACTACTGCAAGTACAGTAGCAGCAGTTCCATCTGTTGTATTATACACAATGTCACCTGTAGCAACTCTGCTTGTTAAGAAGTTTGAGGTAGATGACACCAATGATGCAACAACAACTGAGGTGTTTGCTCCACTTGTAGCCGGTGCAGGAAAAGGCACGTTAGCGTTGTCTGTAGGAATGACACGGAGTGCTCTTGAAAATGTTGTTTTAAATACTGACATATTTTTATTTTTTATCTTGATAAGGGAATACTCTATTTAATGCGTCTCTACGTGCTTTACAGCCACAATCCTTTCCTGCAGCTTTAGCCACAGTCTCAACAACCTTCTTAATTCCGGTAGCTGTTGTAATTTTCTCAATGGTATCGCCAAGACCTTTACTTTGCATTTGATTAAATTTTAAATGTTTGAAACTCTTCTGCCCATACCAACTCTTGACTTCTCAGCTTTCTTTGCAGCCAACCTTGATGGACTTATCTCTGATTTTGTTTTAGGTGTCTTTGAAGACACCCTATTTGTAGGTCGGCAGTACTCATTTCTACCACCGGCACCACACGCTTTACCACTCTTGGTATCCTGCCACTTCTCTTTCTCCCACCTCTTCAAGTTGCTGCCTGCCTCAGTCTTCCTCACACTACCTGAACTCTTGCGACACTTAGCAATTGCTTGTGATGCACGAGCAGATGGGAACACATCATACGATGCTTTAACTTTTCGGTAGCAAGCGTCCTTTGGCATTTTACTTTTTCTTCTTTGCAATAACTCCCTTAGCCATTAACACATCCTTCTTGGTTACTTTTCCGTCACCACTAACATCGGGAAATGATTTCTTTGCTTTGCCTGTATTGCCCTTAAGGAACTTCATAGGACCATCTAATGATTTCTTAGACTCGTACTTGGCTGCTTTTTCAATCACCTTTTTCATATTACATTTTTTTGGCTTTGATTAAACGGTTTTCTGTTTTAGCTGCTCTTCCAAGAAGTCTGTCAGCCTTTCTATCTCTACCTTCATCTATAGCCTTATATCCTTTTCTTACAAGTCTATTTTCTTTTCTTTCTAACCTATCTATGTTAGGGGTTGGTGCTAATGGATAATCTCTGTTCATAACTTTAATATTTGCCTCTACGACCTTTTGGATTACTTGTTGTGGCTCCGCCCGGTCCTGCCCATAAATTTTTACACGCCCAATACCTTGGAGTTAATTTGTCAGTAGCTGTGTCGCAACTATGTCTTGCCTTGAAACTCTTACGTGCCGCAGGACTGTAATTGTTCCCGTAACCCTTTGCTCCAAAGTGGAGGAGTTTCTCCTCCCCTGCGGAACAGGCTTTTACCATCCTCTTTTTCCCGGCTCTATCCGATGGAACAGGACGATTGCATTTCATATTTGCTTTATCAGCCATGCTAATTAGTTTCTGAAGTCACGTCTTGCATGACCCGGGTACTGAACTATCTTTTTAGGCTCAGGCATAGCGTATGCATCTTTTTCAGCAACAGCTTTCTTAACCTCAGCTACAGTTTCTTCAGACAACTCTAAGTTGTCTTGAACAACCTCATCAATTAGTTTTGACTTTGCCATCTTGATTTATTTTTTAATTAAATTAGATACACCACCTGCTTTGATTGCAGACTTTGCTCCTTTTGAAGGAACACCACCTGACATAGCTAATGGCTTTGCTTTCAATGCACCTTTGATTGCAGGAGCAACAGGTCCTGAAGGCATTTTCATTCTTGAAGAAGCCGGTAAGTTTGGAGTTGATTTCATATTTTTAGTTTTTAGTTTTTGTAAATTGATTTCCTAATGTGTTACCCATACCCTGAAGACCCTGAAGACCTTGAACTCTTCCAACGGCAGCCTGATATTTTTTTTTATTACGACCCAAATTGTCCTTCAACCTTTCTTTGCCTTCTTGAATAGATTTTATCTTTTCAGCTTGGGCATTTTTGAAGGTAATAGCGTCCAATTTTTGTTGTAGGCTATTTAATGTTGGTTCTTTCTTTTCAATTGCCATAATAAAAATGTAATTTTGATATACAAATGTAATAAAATTTAATTAAATGAAAACACAACCACATGACTACCTAAAGTTTTGGAGAGTAATAAGATATTACATGAAATCCAAGCATGGTTTAGGTCAGGCTGACCTCGACATGATACTATTTTTATACTCAGAAGGCTATTTTGGAAAGGAAAGGTTCGATGAATTTGCTCAACTTGTAAGTTGGGAACTCGGAAGATTTGAACGACTACGCCACGAAGGGTGGATTGAACGCTTCAGAAGGAAAGGTAAGGACGGTAAAGCACTTTATCAACTGAGTTATAAATCCACACGCATGGTATTGGACATCTACAGAAAACTAAATGGGGAAGAAATCCCCGTTAGCATATCAAGCAACGCAATGTTCCATAAGAATGTCTGCTACAATGACAAGGTTTACCGGAACATGATTCTCCAAATGAACGCCTACCAAAGGGCAAACCCCTACCGGACCCCACCCAAGCAAGTCAAAGAAGAGGATGATTAAAGAACCACAACCACGTCACGCTCAGAGATGATGGTGTACTGCGTGTCATCTATCAGCATCGTAAAACTGTGAGCCTTGTCGTAGTACAACTCATCACCTTCCTCAATAACACTCACGTCAGTGCCCGGTGCTACGACAGAGGCACGCTTGTACCTTAGCTGATTGGTGTCTTCACCCGAAAGTACCAAACCACTCTCCGTGGTTATGGTCTCTTGGATGTCTTTTACTACGATATATTTCCCGATTGGTGTCATATTCTTTTAAAAATTATTGGTTGATTGTCTGCAATGTATGAGCCTGCTATGTTGTACTCATAAAACTCAATAGCGTCCTCTGCGGTCATGTTATCTGTCAGAATTAAGTTATGAATTATTGTGTCCTCGCAATACACAAGCCTCATGTCGTTGCTTACGCCAACAATGGCGTTGTCATGACCATCAATCACAATGAACGCCTCATCCGGATATTGCTCAATTATGGTTTGTATCTTAAGATTGCTCATACGTTCGTGCCATGGTTATAATTGCGTTAGTACTTAGTATCGTTACAGCCACACTCACTGCGTTCTGCAATGCACATCGTGTAACCTTTAACGGGTCAATGACACCCATCTCAATCAAGTCACCCATTACGCCTGTCTTCAAGTTGTATCCATGACCAACAGGAGTGCTGTCCTTGTACACGTCACTTGGCTTCAGTCCTGCGTTAGCAAGTATTTGTTGGAATGGAGCCATCAATGCGTTACGAACAATGCTTAATGCAGCATTATACTCTACACTTTTTGTTTCTTCACCCAACTCAGCACTCTCATCAAGCAATGCCTTGCCGGCACCGGGTAATATACCCTCCTCCAAGGCTGACCTTACTGCACACACCGCATCGTCAACCCTGTCGTACAACTCTTTTTGCTCCAAGTCAGTCTGACCACCAACAAAGATGACACCAATGCCACCTGTCAATGATGCTATACGCTCCAACAGGAAGTCCTTGTCACCCTTTTTAGTCGCCTCACCATGTGCGTTCCACAACTGCTTGACACGCTCCTCAACGGCAGCCTCGTCAGACTTTGCTGCACTGCGAATAATGACCGTCTTGTCCTTGCTCACAATGACCTTTGCTGCGTGACCCAAGTCACCATAGTGCATAATGCTCAAGTCATCACCGGTCTTCTCACTGAAGTAGGTCGCACCCACACTTATCGCTATGTCCTGCATCAACTCATGCTGCTTGTATCCGAAATTTGGCGGAGGCACAGCTACAACCTTCAAGTTCCCCTTCATGCTGTTCGCTGAAAGCGTGTTCACCACGTTCACATTGCACGGAGAAATTATTAATAGCTTCTTGCCCTCAGAAATTATTGGCTTCAACACGTTCTCAATCTGTAATATATTCGCTATCTCCATGTCAGCAACCAACACCATCACGTCCTCAAACACACACTCATCCTTCTTGGTGTCATTAATGAACAACGGACTCAAATACCCCCTGTCAATCTTTAACCCCTTGGTCGTCTCAGCATACGTCTCAGCAGTCTGACTCCGCTCCACCGTAACAATACCGGTCTTGCCCACATCTTTGTACACCTCAGAAATAATACGCCCTATCTCACGGTCATTGTTAGCCGAGATAGATGCCACATCTAAGAGCATCGCACTACTAACCTTCTTCGCCTTACGCTTCAGCTTGTCCACCACCTTAGTGCTTATGTCCACCATGTGTCTGAGCACCTCAGTCCTGTTCATCTCCTCATTGATGTGCTCAAGTCCTCCCAACACCAAACCCTCTGTCAACACAATAGCCGTAGTCGTACCATCACCTGCCGCAGTGGCAGTCTTGTCTGCCGCCTCCCTCATCATCTTAACCGCAAGGTTCTCACTCGGGTCAATCAGGTCAATAGCCTTCGCCACCGTTACACCATCCTTAGTCACGGTGATGCCGTGCGTGTGATGCGGACTCTCAATCAAGACCGTGTTCCCACTTGGACCCAAAGTCGACTTGACAGCCTTTGACATTTTAATAACTCCACTGATTAATTTCTTGCGTCCTTCGCTTCCGAATTGCAAGTCCTTGGGTGAATACCCAATTCCTGATGTCTCTACCATTTGATTAAATTAAATTTTGATGATGTACAAATATAGTCAAATGTCAACAAAATATATGCCATGTCGATTTTTTCTGAAATAATGTCGATTTTATTTTAAGCAAAAGTGCCCTAACGATACCAACAACAAAGATTATGGTGTGTTAACACCTACAAATGACGAAATGTCAAAAAATTTTCCCCTATTACTCTATATATATTTCCCTCCTTTTTATTTTTTTTTCCACTACATTTCTTCTTTTTTTTCGACATTTTCGACATTAAAGAGATAAAGTATTAATAATCAATAAGTTATAAAAATCAAATCGACATAAAATCGACATAAAAACATACTAAAAATGTCGAGGATGACATTAACCTATCATAATTTTATGATTGGTGTATTTTAGATGTATGCATAAATAGTAAAAAACTAATTGCATTGACTGATTTACAGTCAATAAAAAAAGGGGAGCCTAACTAAAGACACCCCCTTCAAAATTGGATGATACACCAATCTACATCTCGTAACCCTCAGTCATCTCTGACCTCATGTTACCCAACATCACAGCCTCAGCATACATATCAATCTTCTTAGCACGCTTGACTTCACTCTTCAATTGTGCAGCCTGCTGAATGCCGGTCTGCCCATCAGGTCTGTTGTTAATTAACATACCCTTGTTAACAGTCAACCCAAAGTCAGCACCGCTCTGCTGATAAATACTGTTCGACAAGTCAGCCTTGTAAACAGAGTTTCCAAATTTTAACTTCATAATGATTTTGTTTTAAAACGTACACGAAATATTTCAGTCAAATATAAGCATTAATTACAAGTAGTGTTTGGGCTATATAGCGGTTTGGCGAGCCGAGCCACGAACCGAAAGTCGTTTTTTTCGAGGGGGTGGGGGGTCGGTTTCAATTCGCCCGTTCGGTTTTTTTGGCGTTTTGCTATGCCCGTGCCCGTGCCCCCGTGCCCGTGACGTGTACACGTGCCCTCTATGCGACCCTTTGCCGTGCATCCGTGACCGCATCCGCTCCCTTTGCCCCAATGTCCGCTCCATTTGCCCCCAAAACGTGTCTTTATAGACACAAAGGACACTAAAGAAGAGGGCGTAACCCAATCATTGTCAGATGACCGTTCAAATTTAGTTCAATAAAAAATAGTGCCTAACGTATTCAAAACCAAACAAATTGAAAATAATCAATAAAAAGTGAAAAAATATTTTGCAGTTAATAAGAATTGTACTATAATTGTACATGCAATCGACGAACGGTTGACGAAAATTGAACATTTAACTAACAAAACAACACTATGAGTACATTATTAGCAATTGAGAGCCACTTTTTAACAACTGCAAATGCAATTGAGGGGTTAAAATTAAGAGAGTTAAGACGTTTGGTAACAGCGGACTTGAACGCCACTAAGAAGAGATTTGAAACAAGCCTACAGCTATCACAGATAGTGGCTGAGGGGTTCGAGTGGTATAAGTCTACAGCGGGCAAAGCCACAATGACCAATGAGGGCATTACGTGGAATGCAGAAGAGTTCGCATTGAAAGTCTACGGATACCAAAAGAGTTTCTTCTACAAATTAGTGAAAGCAGGTGCGGTAGAGACTGAAAAGGTAGAGGAGTACAAGACCTACGAGCCGAACAACAGAACGATTGAGGGACTATTGAAGTTCGTCAAATCAGGTGGAAAGGGTGCTGAGGGTGAGGGTGGAGAAGAGGGCGACGGCGAGACTGCAGAACGTCCGACAACGGTATTGACGTTCACCTACAAAACAGATGCCGGAAACGTGTCCGTACGTGTCGACTCAAACGGTGGTGTTAAGACCACTAATACAAATGAGCAAATAGCTGAGGCTATTGCATTCTTATCAGCAACATTAATCAATAATTAAACCGTGTCTGTGAAGACACACTAAAACCTAAAACTATGAGCAACAATGGAATTGTCTACGGACTAACGGGCGAAAGCCAAAGAGGTGATGCTGATACAGCATATCACCGTAAGCCTGCCCCCCTATTTTTAAACAAGACTAAGTATCCGATTGACGTGTCGGGTCTTAAGAAAGCCGACCAAAGGACTGCAATTAAATTTGACGGAGAGGACTTTGTGTCAAAGTTCACTATCGGGTTCGAGGTTGAGAAAAACCAATTGAACCGTAGTGCGATTCGGGAGTATGAGTTGTTTTGTGGGTTCGAGCGTGACAGTTCATGTGGATATGAGGCGGTCACCCACGTGTTACCACTATTGCCTGCAGGCAAGTGGCGGACAAAGGTATTTGACATGATGCACAAGGCTGAAAAAATCATTGATGACCGTTTCAGTCCCTCTGATAAGAGGTGTGGAGGTCATATAACGATTGCGGTTGACGGGTTAACAGCATGGGACTTAAGGGACGCAATACGTGGGAATTGTGGAATTGTGTACGCATTGTTTCGGCATAGGCTTGACAATTACTACTGCAAAAACAATAACCGTATGAGTAACGGTTACCCGTATGATACCCGTTATCAGATAACATTGGCAAAGGGTGACTGTTTGGAGTTTCGGTTACCGTCACGGTTCGAGTCGGTCAAGCAGATGATGAGGCGATATGAGCTGTTTTATGAGTTGGTGGACTTCAGTATCAACAAACCGAACGGGTCGCATGACGCATTCCTGAGACGTGTGAAGCCTATTGTCTTATCAATGTACAACGGTGACGAGGGCAAGGTTGAGAGCATCCTGAGCCTATCAAAACACTTCAGGGCATATATACTGAAGGGCAAGATGAGTACTGAGATAATGGGATACCTTTAGAGTTCAAAGGGGCATGGTGTCTACAAAGACACTGTGTCCCCCGTATGCGGATGAGTGTCCGTACTGATGATTGCGAGAGCATGAAACGGAATTATAAACAAATTAAAAAACAAAATTATGAGAACAGAGATTTTATTCAAATTGAAAATCAGAGGTACGTTTAATCGTACGGGATTTGTTGCTGATAGTTCAGCGGCTGAGTTGACACTAACCAAATTTGCGGACGGTACGGTGATGCTAAAGCACGGACGTACGACCTTAAAAAATAGGTTCAGTGGTTGCAAAAAAATAACTGATATGCTTTTAAATTCAATTTAATTATGGGAACGCACATCACAATTTTAGAGGCAATTATAGTAGGTGGGTTCAGCCTATTGGTATTTTTATTAATCAATGCACTATTAGAGTACATTAAATCAAAAACAAAATGAGACAGATTACAAGAGAAATTACGAGGGCGTTCGAGGAACGTAGGACGTTAAAGATTGACAACAGCTACACTGATGGCAATTCACTATGGCTATTTGGCAACAAGATAGCTGTGTGGCGTGACGGTTACTTATGGATAACCAATGCATTGTGGAAGAGTAAGACCACGAAGGAACGGTTGAACGGTCTGAGTGGTGTCAATATCAGGCAAGAGCGTGGCGTATGGTATCTGAATGATAAGGTGTGGGATGGCAGATGGGTGAACGTGTGGGAGTGGACTAATGAGCGTGAGGCGGTGGCTAATGAGCCTGAGTTTGACGTGACGAGTGAGTGGACGGACTTAGGCTATAGCAGACCCGTGTACAGCGTCTTTCATACGTTTGTGGAGTCAGTGCTTGAGGCAGTGGAGCAGAGGCTTGCAGAGGCAGGCATACCTACAAAGAGAATGGAGTCAGACACTGCAGGTATGTACAAACCAAACTACTTTATAGTGGTTCGTCCTGATGAGGTAACAGAGGCATTAAGAGTATTAGCAAACAATTAAATCAAATCAAAATGGCAAACAAAATGAAAATTAGAGATGCGTTTGTGTGGTTATTTATAACCGACAAAGCAAAAGAGGTGTTTCAGTCGGGACTATTCGAGGTGTACAAGTTCCACGATGATGGCACTGAGAGCCTATGCGAGTCCTATGCGGATATAAATGACGCATTGGAGAGTGGCATTGAGTTGGCAATTGAGGTGGGTGACTTGCTTGATGCTTAGCAAATGGGTGTGTCTTTACAGACACTCCGTCCCTGAGTGTGTTGCTCAGGCTGATGAGTTCAAAAGAACGAAACGGAATTATAAACCCGTAGGGTTAAACCACCCTACACAAAAAACAAATTATGAGGTACAGAATTTTAAAACAAACAAATGAAGAATTTGACATTGTCACTGAAGATGGTGGCATTGCATCGGTTCATCACAATGGTAGTAATCTTATTACAACCTATTATCAAACACGTTTGACTGAGATAAGTGGAGATGATATTTGGGGTGAAATCGGAGAAGGTAAAACCTATTCAAAAGAATGGGAAGATGGTGCAAAACAAAGTGATATTATTTTAGATGCACTTAATTGGTTAGTTACCCCTATGCCAATTGTATGGGATTATGACAATAACTTATTTAATGAATTTTTTAATCAAATTAAATCAAATCAAAATGACAACAGAAGAGCGTAAAGAAATTATTCAAGACGTAATTGACAGACTTTTGTACTTGCCTGAGGCACAACTGAAGGAGTATGAAAGCTATTTGAGCAGACTAACTGCGGTGTATGTAATCCCGATGGAGGTAAAAGACGGGGTGCGAGTTTATCAACTAAATAAAAACTTACAATAATGGAAGAGAATCAAATAGATTTATTAGACCACTATGAGACACTACCTGAATCAGTTCAGAAGATTATCATGGAGATGGTACATACCTATGATGGTATAAAAGAAGCCAATGAGAAGCTAAAGAAAATTGGATACGTGTTTGAATATGGGCTTGATGCAGAGCCTTATAACCTTAGAAAAATATGAGACTATTTAAATTAATGGAGGCAAATGGAGGGTACTCTGTTTGCCACACGAAGGGACTAACTGAAGAGGAAGCAGATGAGATGCGTGAGCATCACGCTGAGTGCTTTCCTGATTTGCAATATTGGATACAGCCGCACGATGAGGACGATGACGAGGAAGATGAGCCGAGGCACTATAATGAGAATGCGTGTGATGGTTGGGAGGATATTTATAAATTATGATTGATATGGAGAACAGTCATTACTTCAATGTCTATTATGGTAAGGTATGCGTATGGTCAGTAGTCGCCCACACAAAGTGGGAGGCTATTGACAAAGCGTACTACAAATTCATTGAACAGCACCCAAAATTGGAACGTAAAAAATTTGACGCAAGAATAGTTTATTAAAATAAACTTGCCTATGTCAGATAAATGTCGTATCTTCGTTCAATATTCGTTCATTACTCAGGTTCTGTGTCTTCATAGACACTGCCTATTAAACAAAAAACTATGTGTATAATAATTATCAAGCAGTCAGGGAAGACAGTTCCTCAGGAGGTTGCAAAGACTTCAGCACGCATCAATCCGCACGGGTTGGGCATCATTTGGTTGGACACTTTTGAGGTGACCTACCACAAGTCAGCAGATTACAAGCTGTTGGACACGAAGCGTCCGTTCATTGCACACTTTAGGTTCGCCACGGTTGGTGCTATCAACAAAGAGAACACGCACCCGTTCAGGTGCGGTAACAACAAGCAAGAGTGGCTTATGATGAACGGTACTATCAGGGGGTTGGGTAACCACAAGCAAAGTGACTCAAGAGTATTGGCTGAGAACCTTGGACGGATACCACGACACAAGTGGAAGCAAGAGTTGGAGCGGTACAATTGCAGGTTCGTGACGATTAACACGTACAGCAGGACGTTTCAGATTTATAACAAAGCATCATGGGTGCAGAAGGATGGCGTATGGTACAGCAAGGACAATGTGTTGGAGGACAATTTGGTTGCGGTGTATGGCACGTTAAAGAAGGACTACAGCAACTACTACAGCTACCTTACGAGTTCAAAGTATATCGGCAAGGGTCAGACCAAAGACAAGTATCCGTTGGTGATTAAGGGTCTACCTTATCTGATTGAGGAGAAGGGCAGAGGTCACAACGTGGAGGTGGACGTGTTCAAAGTCAGTGGAACAGTGTTGGCACAGTTGGACAAGTTGGAGGGTCACCCGAATTGGTACAGAAGGAAGCAGATTGAGATTGGCATGGTGGATGGCAAGGTTCTTAGCTGTTGGATTTACTTCAACCTGAGGGAGCGGTCAGTGGGTGAGGTTCACCACAAGGCGTACACGCAGAACCCGTATCAGTACAGTTGGTATGAGAAGCAGGACAAGATTGAGACAAGCAGAAGCTACGGGAGGTTCAGTGAGCATGAGTTGAATCTTCTTGAGATATACAAGGATGATGACTGCGAGGGGTGTGAGTTTGACATTGAGAATGAAAAGCCGATATGTGTCAATTGCTTTCACGACTTGGAGCATGACGAGTTTGCAAACTATCATTGCAGTGGTTGTGATGAGTGGTTTGCTGAGTCTGATGTGCTACGGTTTCAGCATTGGGATTAAGTTTATGGGTGGTGTCTACAAAGACACTACCCTCCGTCCATAGGTGAGTGCCTATGCCGATGATTACGAAAGTATGAAACGGAATTTTAAACCCTTATAATAAACAAACATGAAAAAAGAAATGAAATTTAACCACAGTGCCGATTCAATGACAGAGGCATTTGGAATGAGTCAGTCATCTGATGAGGTAGCGATGTCTGTCTGTGAGGCAGTACAGAAATGGTCAGAGGACAAATCAGATTACAAAAGTGCGAGCCTTCTATCTGAGTACTTGCACAAGAATCTGTCGTACGAGATAATCTTAATGATTGCCACACGGGAGGTACACAACAAACTTCAAGGATTATTAACTGAAAGTACTGCTGAGAGTGAGGTACTAAATTTATTAAAATCATTGGACATTAAAAGAAAAACGAGGGAGAATTAAGATGCAAGTGTTTATAATCAAGACCACAGAGTGGTCAGAGGATGACTTTTATATAATGACATCCTTAAGCGAGGAGCAAATCCGGAAAGTAATTCAGCCTATTGTAAACTTCGAACGAGAGAATGACTTGTCGGGCAATCCATACGACTACCTATCGGCATTAAATTCAACGTACTCAAGGTCAACAATAATAGCAGAGGACAATTTTGAAACGATTCGTTTATGATGCACTTTATTGAAGAGGAGCCTGAAAAACAAAATCGTGCTTTTTGGGTAATAATAACAGCAGTAGCAATAGTTGTAATTATTTTTATTGTAGAGGTTTTTATAGAATTTTACTTAAATATAAATTAACAAGATGGAAATCACAATCAAGCAAAAAATTAGCAGAGAGGTCTTGGAAGACGTTTTTGTTACAGCATTAGAGGGTGGCAGTAACTATTGGTACTACCTACCTGATGAATCAGTCAAAGCAATCAGGGAAGCAGTTCCAAAGAGTGAAGACCCGTACTTGAGTACAGCAATTCTCAAGGCAATCTTAGACCACAATGTACGAGTTCTTGTCAATGACGCTGAGAACGAGGACGAGTTAGTGGGTATCATCTCACGATTAACATTGGAGTCAAGGTTGCAGACGTTGTCAGATAGTGAACATAGGTGGGCATTAGATAGGCACATGAACGAGGAAGGCGATGCCGACTCCGCTGACATAGTGTTCCAATACTTAGCGATGGGGGAGGTGGTGTATGGATAAGCCAACAACATTGGACGAGTTGGTTACAAGCGTAACAGCGTGGGCACAAGAGAAGGGATTGCTTGAGAAAGAGAATGCACCAAAGCAGATGCTTAAAGTGATGGAGGAGGTCGGAGAGACAGCCTCCGCACTTCTTAAGAATGACCACGACAAAATCATTGACGGAATCGGGGACTCCTTGGTCACGCTGATTGTATTGTCAAAGCAGTTGGGTCTTGAGCCATTGTATTGCTTGGAGGTTGCTTGGCAAGAAATCAAAAACCGAAAGGGTAAGATGGTTCAAGGGGCATTTATAAAAGAATCCGGGTTCAGTAGTATTCAAGTTATTACTCCTGAGTCTTGGGAGAAGGCTGACAAAATCACTCACGATGGGTTTGTGTACGTAAAGTACAATGACCTAATATCAAAATAACGAATTGTACGAAAATTGAACATATTAACTTTAATCAAATGGACAAATTAATTGACACGGGCAGGTTTATATGCAAGGAATCGTTCCTTCAAAAGCACCCAACAGAACAGCTATTAAAAGAGTGTACTGACGTTGTAGCATACGCTAACGGGCATTATATTCAAGTTTTAAAGTCAGGAGAGTTTTACTTAGACGAGACATTTAAGAGTCGCTCACTTGACGAAGCGGAAATAAAATTGTTAGAAAAAATTAATAAATAATTGAACAATTTATGAACATATTAACTATATTTGTTGTCAAATCAAAAAGGAATTATGAAGCACGATGTTTTTAATCAGTACGTGGAGAGGGTCTCTGACCTTTTTAGCGTAAGTAGGGACGATATGTTCTCGAAGTCAAAGAGGAGGGAGTGCGTAGATGCGAGGCATTTAGTTTATTACTTGTGCAACAAGAGACCTATGCAGATTTCATACATACAAAAGTACATGAAAGAAGCAGGCTACGAAATCAAGCATTCCTCAATCATCTA